AGGGTCTCCATCTGTAGAACCATTGAAGTCAAAGCTAGTAGGGGAGTTAGATATAATGTTACCACCAGTATAGTTCTGAGTCATCTCCTTAGAAGAGATTTGGAACATCTCATTATTCGCTGTATCATTAAATACATGGAGCAATTTAAAACGATTACCTGCCCCTGTAAGGGTATAACGGAATGTACCAGATACAGTAGGTACTTGGATAGTAGAGCGTAGTAGTACCCATTGCCATGAATCCTCTACTTCCCTTTTAGTCTGGTTGATTAACTCACCAACTAGCTTACTATATGAACTCTGTGCAACACTAGTAACCTCACTCTCACGAAGCCTGATTAGTACCTTATTAACCAATTGTAGATAAGTCAAGATTACTTCCTCTTCTTAATAGATTTCTTTTTAACTACACGTTTCTTCTTCACCACTTGCTTCTTAATAGCAGGAGGTTTAGGGCTAGGAGGAGTCTCATTGTATTGCTCCCAAAGCCCATCTGTTCTTGCGATAACCTTTAATGCCTGAGCATTGTTTACGGTATCGACTTCTTTAGTTATTGTATTGATTATTTTCATAATGTAAGAATCAAGCCCCCGTTAAGGGGCTATCATCAATTACCTACTATGCAGGTACTGCGAAAGCTACACCAGCATCATCACGAAGCTCGGCTACACCATAGATGCAGTCAGAGGTCAGGAGATTACCAAGATACTCTTGCTTGTACTGGGTCTGACTACGAACACCCATCTGCTCTGCAAGAACAAGGGAGTCCTTGTGGAACATAGCACCGATACGGTGAGCTGTAACAGCACCAGCACCGATAGCAGCAGCATTACCTAGACGGTCAGTAGCAGTAGTAGAAGGAGCTACAGAACCACCAAAGCCAGTGTACATATCAGCAGCAGTAGCGTAACCTGCATTGTCGATAGATACCCAAGGGCAGTTAGTAGATACAAATACTTCCATACCGTAGATCTCACCAATACGACCAGTACGGATAGAGTTGCCTGCACCAGTCTCACCAGTGTACGCTTGCTCAGTGAAACGAGCTAGACCCATAAGGGTGTTACGCATAACAGGTGGGATGACCATAACACGTCCGTCCATAGGGACATCAGCATCATCAAGGGTCTGCATCATTTTACGGATACCAGCATCAGAGATAGCACTAGAACCAGTGTAAGCAGTATCAGAGAAGAGAGTAGTACCATCTCCACCTTCAACAGCAGCATCCCAGATAGTGTTTGCAGTAGCATCACTAGACTGGAAACCAGACCACATCAGAGAGATGTCTTGGTCAGTTTGCTTACCAAGTGCATAACCTGCATCATCAGTGGTAAACTTACGGAGGCTGTTTAGAGCCTGAGTAGCAATGATGTCTTCGATTACAACTGAGTATTCAAAGTGCTTGTTGATAACAACAGTTACTTCACCAGAATCATTCTCATTCAGAGTGATCTGTGAACCAACTACCTTAGCGTTAGCAGAACCACGAGAAGGCTTAGGAATGTGAATGGTATCACCCTTCTTACCTTTGTGATTGATTTTAGAAACAAGGTTAGCCAGAACAAGATTGCTCTTATATGCAGCAACAACATCGTCACTCCATAGTTCTGGGATAAACTCTTGAACGGAACCTGAGCCATTGCTCAGATGATTAGTACCTAAAGCCATTGTATATTTCCTCTATAGTTAATATTAATAAAACGTGTGTGTTATTTCACTCGCCCTTCGGCATAAGCGCGGGTGATTTCATCCGACATTGCATCATAACGGTCAGGGTCATTCATACGGAGATTAATCAAGTCAGCTCGTCTGTAGACTTTAGTAGACTTTGCTCCCGTTGAACCTGTCTCAGTCTTAGCCGCTTTGAGTTTCTTAGTACGCTTCTGAGTAGCTTTCTCTTGTGCTTCCTCTTTCTGCGCCCCATGTAACTCTTTATACTCTGAGAACAACGCATCAGCAGTTTCATAATCAAAGTTAGCGTGTGCCTCTTGGAACATCCGAGTACGCACAGCGTTACCTTTAATATGTGCAAGAAAGTTGGGGTCTTGTAGAAGCTCCTGACTGTCAGGGTGGCGCTCCTCAAAATTAGCCTTACCTTTGTTGCGAGCCTGTTGAGTGAATTGATCCTCTAGCTGCTTAAACCGAGCATCCGTAGCTGAATTGATAGCTTCTGTCGGATTCTCTAAAAGAGTATCTATATCCAGCTCTTTAGGCTGGGCAGTCTCTTCTTGTTTCTCTTTGAGTTGTAGTTGGAGTAGTTCATCAGTTAGTTTACGGAGTTCCCCTACTTCACCAGCCTTACGTCCCATTGCGGACTCTAGCTCTTGGTAGGATTTAGAAATATCCTCTACAGATTTATCCTTGAATTTATCAGGAATCTGATATGAAACTACTTCCTCCTCTAGTTCTTCCTCTACAACCTCTTCGAGAACATCGTCATTAAGGTCTGCAAAGGTTTCCCCTTCTCCTAACTCTACTACTTCTTCCTGCTCACTTACTGCAATCATTTTATCAAGCCTCACGGTTTATTGATATTAATACAGAAGGGGGTGATTAACCTTGACCTTCTTCGGTTTCCTCATTAATTACAATCTCGTAAGACTGTTTAATGAAGTTTTCAAAATTCACTAATGCTTCTAGTTTACTTATCTGCCCTTTATGTATTTGCCACTGGTCATTAGTGATACATACTAGGTGTGCTGTATTCTTAGCATTAGTTAGTTCTTGCTCCGCTTCCTCTTTGAAGGTTTGCCACCCATCGGTGTTAAACATCTCAAAGTAGTCATCGTAGTATTCTTGATTGGATTTATCCAAAATGGAGTCCTCTCGTTATGGTTAGTATTGGTTTCCTTCTTCTTGTGATTCCAGATCGGTTTCCTTTTCCTTTCTGTCTTGCTCTCTTATCTCAAGATTACGGTCTACTTGTTCCCCTTTAGCCTTTTCCATTGAGAGAATAGTATCTTGTACAATCTTCTCAATCATGGCTGGGGCTTTAGCAGCTTCAATCTCGACTCTCTTAGCTTCAGTCTGTGCTCGACTACCTTCAATAGCTAACTTCTGTTGATTGAACTGAGCTGTTTGCTGTAGCTCCTGCATCTTCAGTTGCGCCATTGGGTCTTCTTTAGGTTGCATAGACTGTTCTAGGAATTGATTAACAAACTGTAGCATTTGCTCTTTGTTAGAGATGCTAGAGTTCTCATAGATGTTAGAAATCAACATCCAGAATGCAGGGCTATCACTAGGTACGGTTTGTAGGAGTTGGGTGAGTTGTTGTTGCTCAACCTCCCTAGCCATAATACCTAGTGTGCTATGCACTACAAACTTATAGTCATTAACAGGATAACGCTCTGGTGCAAACTGCATATATCTCCAAGCAGCCTTCTCAATAAGCTGACTAGTGAAGTTATCTTCAATGTTTGCAAGAGTACGTTTGGAACGCTTGATAGAACCACCCATAATCATACTCATACCACCAGAGGTAGCATTACGAGGAGATTGACCTACAGGGGTTGAACTATCCATACTACCTGTTGCCATCTGAACCATACGCTCTAAATCACCTGACTGAGCAAATGTATTCGTACCGACATTACCGAAGTTAAACGGCATTAGGACTGTACGGGGATCACCATTAGTCAGAATGGTTCTTCCCGGTCTTACAGATAAATCACCTCCTCTGGGGATGCGTGTACTATCCATTGCCATCATTGGGTGGATAGCTAAGGCCATAGCGTCCATACGGCCTCGTAACTCTGCATCAAGTGCTTTCTGTGAATTGTATGCTTTCTCTGTTACTCCACGACCCCAGAATTGATTAGGGATAGTGTCATACTGGAAAGCAATAATACTGCGGTCTTTCATCTCATAGGGGTTTACTACCGCCTTGAGAAGAGTGGAATCATTAGCAATGGTTACAATAGCTTCTACAAGGTCATACTCATCAATGTAGTCAACATCAATACCTAGGTCTTCAAACTCCTCACCATCCTCTAGTTCAGGGTCGATAAGAGCACTGGGTACTAGACCATGCCATGTAGTTACTTTAACCTCATCAGAATCGCCTGTGAAGCCACCTAGATGGTCATCTGATACTAGGTCTAGGGTGTCACTATAAGAACCTAGCTTACCCTCAGTATACTCACCAGAAGCCTGTTTAGCTGTGATAGTATGCCTAGGTTTCATCTTCTCAGTAGCTACACCTAGGGACTCTGTAATGCTACGAGCAGCAGGGTC